ATCAAAACGTAGACTTGGCCCAGGTGCTGGTATTTCATTACAGGAAATTAGTAAAGGTAAATAATGGCTAAATCACCCGCATGGCAGCGCAAAGAAGGTAAAAACCCCACTGGTGGCCTTAATGCTAAAGGTCGCGCTAGTCTAAAAGCTGAAGGTCACGACATTAAACCGCCACAACCTAAAGGTGGACCGCGTAAAGACTCATTCTGTGCCAGAATGGAAGGCATGAAAAAAAAGCTGACTAGCCCAAAAACGGCTAAAGACCCTAATAGTCGTATTAACAAAGCGCTTAAAAAGTGGGCATGTTAGATGGAACCACAGGTGCTTATAAACATTATTATTGGCATTGCTGCTTTCTTTGGTGGCTATGTAATTAATTCAATTACACGGTCAATAGAAAAGATAGAAGACCGGCTCCAATCCATGCCAGAACGTTATGTCGCAAAAGAAGATTACCGTAGGGATATTGACGAGATTAAAAGTATACTAAAAAGCATTTTCGATAAACTCGATGTAAAGGCTGATAAATGATACTTTCAATGCTTAAATCCAGAACCGTATTATTTGCTCTTTTAATAGCGGTTTTATCTGTATTGCAGGGATTTGTAGGACTGTTGCCAATCACACCTATTAACCAAATGTATATCGGTCTTTTAATTTCCGTAGCAGTAGTTTTCTTGCGTTTTATAACAACAACTCCAATAGGGGGTTCCAATGGCTCTTGACCCCGTAACAGCGGTCTTGGACATAGGCGGTAAGCTCATAGACAGAATGTGGCCTGATCCAGCTCAAGCTGCTACTGCAAAGTTAGAACTCATTAAATTACAACAATCCGGCGATCTCGCGCAGATGACCGGTCAATTGGAAATTAACAAGGTTGAGGCTGCTAATGCCAATATTTTTGTTAGTGGTTGGAGACCCGCCATAGGTTGGGTATGCGCTTTGGCACTCTTATATCAATACCTAGTCAGACCTTTAGCTATGGCAGTGTTTGCAGCTGTTGGTCACCCTCTCCCAGTAATGCCAGGCTTAGATGAAAATCTATGGCAGTTGATGATGGCAATGTTAGGTATGGGAGGTTTACGTACTTTTGAGAAGGTTCAAGGAGTTGCTAATAAATGAGCATACAAGATAAGGTTATATTAATCGCAACAGGTTCTTTGAGTTTAATCGTATGTGCAATGCTGGCAATGTTTTGTTATGCAATAATTGACCCCAATACTGACGATCAAGAAGTATTTACGATTATAGGCCCGAGTTTTCAGGTCATTGTGGGCGGTTTTATTGGTCTAGTAACTGGGATTAAAATAGGTAAAATAACAAATGAAACTGACAGCTAATTTTAGTCTGGAAGAATTAAGCCATACTGACCACAGGGAGTTTGACAATACACCACCTGCTGACGTTATCGACAATCTCAAACGTCTTGCGATGATCCTAGAGCAAGTTAGATCGTTGTTTAACGGCAGTCCGGTTATGGTCAATAGCGCGTATCGTTCTTTGGAAGTGAATCGCGCTGTGGGCTCGTCTGACGGTTCACAGCACCGATTCGGGTGTGCAGCCGATATTCGTATACCAGGACAAACACCAGACATGGTTGTGCAGACAATAATTAAAGCTAATATACCGTATGACCAGTTAATTCGAGAGTTTGACGCATGGACGCATATTTCTGTGCCTACAAACGAAACAGTAGCACCCCGTAAACAGGTCTTGATTATCGATAAATCTGGCACTAGGCCTTACGCTTGATCCTCATCAAACCAGTTAATAAAATCGATCACCATGTAAAAGGCGATACCACAAGCCACACCTTGTATGAATAATGTCATGTGTTTTTATCCCGTAATGTTTTTTCAATTGCAAAGTAAACATCAGTAACTGTGAAACTGCTCCAAGTTTTCATGTTGTCGCAAATCATTGTCAATTCATCTTGCGTCAGCCCAATCCACGAGCGGTTTATTAATTCAGGTTTATTGATTTTTACCCAGTCTAGTAATTGAATTAAATCAACTCGCGTACAGCAATGACCAGCTTCGTTCATTGCAAGAACCATATATCTTTCTTTTTTGGTATGTCTGTCCTTTTGGTAAACGAGTTTTACCTCCATACCTTCCTCATACTCTGTAACGTCATCCATTATTTTAGTCATTTGTTTTTCTCCCGCAATGTTGTTTCAATCCAATTTACACAATTGTTCCACGCATCTATTTTTAAATATGCATCTTGTTTTTCTTCATCCGTCAACCCAACCCATTCTTTCTTAAGAGCTAATTCAGCGCACCTTAAGCAATACAGCGCATAACCGCCGGATCGTCCGCATTCATCACAAGAACATTTCATAATATTCCTTTCGTTAAAATTCGCCAGGCTGTTGCAGCGCATAGTGGGACTTGTCCGTTGCCAATTGCTTTAAGTCTGTCCACTCGAGCAACTATTAATTGATTAACTCTAGGAATAAGTTGTTGTCCAAGTGGTATCTGTGAAGGGTCTGAATCCCACCACATCGTTCGCATTTGTCCAATATCTTGAATAGCCTTTGCGCTTGCTTTCTGCCAGCGTTGAAACTCTTGTTTGTTGAATTCATTTAAATTACTCCATTTGATAGGCCAATTCATCAACCATTCGACCCAATCAGGATTTAATGTACCGCCAACCTGCGCTGCCAACGGCACTTCGTTGCGCTTAAATTCCGATGGACTTCCCGAATCTTTCCACATTCTAGCTACTGGTGTTGGCCATTTCGCTACTGCTGTTGCCAAACCATCCCCACTGGTCTTGCTTAAACCCTTTCGATTGTAATTTCCGCACACTGTTGGCGTAGGCCATAATTCTTTTGGTGGTGGATAAACAACTTGCTCTCTTAAGGTTGAATGAGTTGTTCTACCTTTCCTGTTTTTTTGATATTGCCGTTCCAAGGATTTTGGATTCCTTGGTGGAAGCCCATCCATAACTGTTGGTGTGAGCCACAATCCAGATTCGGTCTCGTCTGTGAGGAGCACCAACGGAGTCTGCTCCCAACACTCCCCATCGCGCATCAAACCCCATTTCGGCCAAGTCTCCAAGGACAACTCCAAGTCCTCGAACAGTGAGCATTGAGCTGTTCTCCACGAACGCGTATTTAGGTCGTACTTCGCTAATAATACGCGCCATTTCTCGCCACATTCCGCTTCGTTTTCCGGTAATTCCTGCTCCTTTTCCGGCAGCACTAATGTCTTGGCATGGAAAGCCTCCAGACACAACGTCAACAATTCCTCGCCATGGCTTTCCGTCAAAGGTTTGTACGTCATCCCAAATCGGGAAAGGCGGGAGAAGGCCGTTATTTTGTCGGGCGCACAATATGCTAGCTGGGTAGGGTTCCCACTCGACTGCACAGACGGTTCTCCATCCAAGCAAATGTCCTCCAAGTATTCCTCCACCAGCACCCGCGAAAAGAGCCAGCTCATTCATGTCTCTGCCAAACAATATGATTTTTTAATTCGTAATACTTTATTACTTGCAGCTTTACTTTTTCCATTGCCATTTCTAATTTAAAACGTGAAGGAACCCAGCTTTCAGGAAAATCAGGACTAATCATTAATGTGCCTGCATGAATAATTTTTCCTTGATTATCCCGTTGTGATGGTGGCGGTTTCTTACCTATAACTAATCTCATATATCTTCTCCAATTCTGACACGTGCAATTTCGTCCCTGGTTACAGTTTCCGTGGCACATAAATCCTCCGCTTTATGTCTGGCTGCAATATTTCTTTTCATTAGGTTTTTATTAAAAATATTCTTAACGCAATGCTGACACTTCCATCTTTTGATCTTTCCCGCCCAATAAAACTTGCCTAAACTCAATACTTGATGCGTCTGACAATTCGTGCAAAATTTCGTTTCTAGGCTTCCATCCATGCTTTCTCCATACCTGCGTAATGTCTGTCTGTGCTGCGTTTATGTATTTAAAATTAGGGTCTAATATACTTTCCATAAATCCTCCTAATGGGCTACTAACGTTACGCTTTCGCCCATTTTAATTAATCATCCCACGGAATGTCATTTGTGATATCGTCAAAACTTTTGGGCTGCTTTGGTTTAGCATCCTTGGCTGTAAAGCTCAAACTTTGCCATTTAACCCCCTCTTTGGTTGTTTTTGTCCAAGCCGACACCCAATACTCAACCCCGTTAATCTTTGCCGATCCTTTGGCTTGAGGATGAGATTCTTCTGTTTTTCTGTCGTTTTTAAACAGTGAACCGCTATTGTCTTTTATTTCAAAAGCCATTATTTCTCCAGTTTTTTAAGTAATTCGTCAATCTTTGTTAAAAACTCTACAACTGCCTTTTCCATACTTTCAATCTTTTTATCATCCCGATCGTAGCGGATAATAAATAATTGCAAATGCTCCGGTAATTCTGGTCTGTAACTAACAAAATCAACCCACTTTGCTGCTGTGCAAGCCATCTGCCACTGCATCTGATTTCTGTATTTTAAGGGTGCAACATCGTCAAGAATATAGCCTAAATGCGTAGAGAGTTTAGGACATTTAATCTCAACCAATCCTTCGCCCACAATGCCGTCTGGTGAGGCACCAGCACGATCTATTGTAGGATGTATAACCAGACCTACTTCGTCTACCATAACGAGTTTGTGCGATTCGTAGGCTGCTCTGGCAAAGGGTTCCATATCAGTGCCGTATTTCATGTGGTCATTTGTAAAGTCTGATCCTTGGGGCTTGCCAGTCAGAATTTCAGCGACTAATTGAGATTGATAGTCTCTATAAGATGCGGTAGAAGGTGCTGCTAAAACCGCACCCATCATCGATGCCGTTACCTTACCTGCTCTGGATGCAAGCCATTCAGGTGTGCCTTGTTCGTAATTAAGCACTTTCATTGACTAACTCCGTAAATTTTAATTTAGCTGCATTCTTTGCTTTGACTATCATGGTAATAGACTTTGTATCACTTAAGACTTGGGCTGATTTGTAGGCTTTGGTATAAGCCTTTAAAAGCTCACTTTGATCTTTTGCTTTTTCTATGTCTTGCAAATGTCTTGCAATTTCATTGTCCGACATTCCTTTCGGAGCTGCTGTCACAGCTGCGTTACCATCATCATCTTCAGGAGCTACGCCAACTGCCGAGCTAAGGCTATATCTGCGAGCATACGTCAAAGCTGACCCGTAGCCTTGCGCGTCTGATTTTGTTACTGGCAAAGTTAAAGCTCCGCAATTAATGTATTCACCAGATGAATGCAGAATTAATGTTGAGACTCGCACTTCATCTTTTTCGCTTGGTTCCATCATTTGAATGTATGATAAACCGTGCTTGCTAAACGCAACTTTAATTGCATCTACTACTGAGGACAAGTCAGCGTATTTGCTTTTAAAGAAAGGATTTGTTGAATCTTTTAATGCACCTTTAATCTCACCTTGTGCCTTTGAAAGCGCTGTGGCTAATTCTTTTAGACTATCTGATTTCATTATATGACTCCCGTTATCATTAGAATTGCAATAAATGCACAAGTAACACCTACTAAAAAATCACCTAATTCACTATTAAACATAATTTCTCTCCCAGTCTGCTTCGGCTTTGTCTTGCTTAGATTTGTAAAAAGATTCTTCTGATGCCAGGTCAAATATTTCGTCAATAATCCAATCTTGGTCAAAATCATTAATGGCTGACAATGGTATTTCTTCCATTTCCTGATCGTAGACTTTGTAGTCGCATTCAAAGAAATCATCGTCTACAAACGTGTAGTCAGTAACGACTACAGTGCAAGGCTCTCCATCTATTTTGAATTCAAATTGCATGACTATCCTTTTGGTTGGTTGAGTAGGGGCCGAAGCCCCCGATTTAAATATACGAGTCAACTTTTTTTAAACCTTGACCTGCAATAAACATGGCCTCTGCCTCAGCGCCGTAATAGCCATATTTTTTGCAAAATGCCAACAGCTTTTTGCGAACGGCAACTGTATGCCAATATTCATGTTCCGCATGTAAGTCAAGCTCATGCAAGCAGAGGTAGCAAAGGTCTTGAATTGTTTTGTGGCTGAATGAATCAAAGCCGCAAACATCAGGCAGTGCGTTGAGTGCTTTTTCAAATGTCATTTTGTTCCTTGGTTGGTTGGTTGGTTGTTGTGGTGATGTAGTGATATTAATCACTTGTTTACACCGTGTCAACTAATTTAATTAAATAATGCAAAATAATTTTTAATGGTATATCATGCTGTTTACAACTTGCAAATAAAGGATTGATGTGTACGTACAAATAACCGAGGCAGCAAAACGTTTAGGCGTATCAAGAACGTGGGCTTACGTCTTGATTAAACAAGGTAAATTACAAACTACTACAGTGGGAGGCTGTCGGTTTGTCATTGACAATAAAGATTTTAAAGATTTATGTAAAAAACAAAGGGGGGTGAAGTGAATAAAATAGAATTTGGTGATTGTCGAGAAACCATGCGCCGATGGGCTAGTGAGGGTGTAAAGGTCAATACCTGCGTAACCTCACCGCCGTATTACGGATTGCGAGACTATGGGCATGATGGGCAGATTGGATTAGAAGAAACTCCGGACGATTACATTAAGGCAATGGTTGAGGTGTTTAGGTGTGTGTGGGATGTGTTGGCGGAGGACGGAACATTGTGGTTGAATATTGGGGACAGTTACGCGGGAAACAATTCTCAAGCATCGAACAATGGTAGAGCAGGATTTGGCAACCCAAGAGAAAAGGTTGTTAATAGAACTGGCGAAGGGTTAAAAACTAAAGACCTAATCGGCATACCGTGGATGCTTGCATTTGCTTTACGCGCCGATGGTTGGTATCTGCGTCAGGACATTATTTGGCACAAGCCAAACCCAATGCCTGAATCTGTGCAGGACAGATGCACGAAAGCGCATGAATACATCTTTTTATTGAGCAAGTCATCCAAGTATTACTATGACTTTGAATCCATAAAAGAGGAAGGCGTAATTCCTGCTGGAACATTGGCTGCGAAAGGAAGCGCTGAAAGGCAGAACCAAAAAGGCGTGAATGCTAGACCGCCAGAATACAAAGAGTATGACGGTCAAAGGAATAAGCGTAGCGTCTGGACAGTCAATACCAAACCGTATAAAGGTAGTCACTTTGCTACATACCCGCCAAAGCTCATAGAGCCATGCATACTTGCAGGATGCCCCAAAGGTGGGGTAGTGCTAGACCCTTTCATGGGAAGTGGGACTACCGCTTTTGTCGCACTCTTAAATGACAGGCGGTATTTGGGTTGTGAGTTAAATCCAGAATACGAAGAATTGCAGAAAAGAAGAATTAAAGATGCTTACGATATGACTGCTCAGCAAAGTTTATTTATTCAACATAGCGAATCTTAACGGAGCCAAACAATGATGATAAATAAAAATGTTTTGCCACAATGATTGTGCGGATCGCCCCACTATTACGTTGCGAGATGGCAAGATTGTTTGCAATTATTGTCATGGTTGGCTGTTTGAATGCGAGGCGAGACATGCACTTAAATTACAAGACAAACGGCAGTATTTAAATAACGTGGCTAAAAAACGTGGTGATGCAGCTGCTTTTGCGTTGCGTGAAGAAATGCTTGCAATTCAGAAAAAAGGTATTTAATATGGATTTGCGTTGTAAGAGGCGCATAGAAGCAGATAAACAGTCACCTTTGGATGACGGTCTATCTGCCCGTTAAACCCATAATTGGGGTCTGCTTCCGGAACATCTTACCGGTGACAGTCTATCCG